AAGGCGATGCTATACAATATCCCAGTGCAGCGTGGCAACGCGCTAGAGGACGAGGCGCGTAGGTATTACGAGCAGCGAACAGGATATGAGGTTACGCAGGTGGGATTTGTCACGCACGACACAGGCGGATTTGGATGCTCACCGGATGGGTTGATCTACAAGAGCAGGCTCTGCGAACATGCTGGCAATATCACAATCGTTGATGATGTTCCGGCTCACGGCCTAGAGATCAAATGTCCCATGCCAGAGACACACATGCGCTATTTATTGGATGGCAAACTGCCGGATGACTACGAACTCCAGGTGCATATGTCGATGGCCGTCACCGGGCTTAACCGTTGGGACTTCCTGAGCTACTGCCCCGGCGAGGCGCAGCTATTGCTAACCATCGAGCGCACCGAATACACGGACAAACTAGAGGCAGGGCTGAAACGCCTAGTTACCGAAAAGCGCAAGATCAAAGCCAAACTTGGCGCTCTTTGGACCGCCGAAAAAGAGAGGGGATCGCGTGACTATCATTGGAATTGATCCAGGTGGGAGTGGTGGCATCGCATGGATCGCCAACGGCAAAGCCTGCGTCGAGAAAATGCCGGAAACATTGCAAGATCTCTGGGAGCTAATCGACAACATCCGCCTCGCGTCTCAAATCGAGGTGGGTTTTCATTCTGATAACACGCACATCCGCGCATATCTCGAGCAAGTCCACAGCTCACCGCAAATGGGTGTAAAATCCGCTTTTACCTTTGGCAATGGTTTCGGGCATCTGGAAATGGCACTGACAGCCGCAGGTATCCCGTTTGAGCGTGTCAGGCCGCAGGTGTGGCAAAAAGCAATGAGCTGTATGACCGGAGGTGACAAAAACGTGAGCAAACGCAAAGCGCAGGAGCTTTTCCCACACATAAAATGCACTCACGCAACGTCTGACGCCCTACTCATTGCTGAGTTTGGACGCCGGAAAAACAATTAGAAAATAACGCAACTTTTGAGTTGCACAAACGCAACACGCAAGGCAAGGTCTGCGCATGTCCAACACCGCACACCACCCAATCGCATCCGCTAATTTTTCCAAGAAGACTCTCAATAAGCTCGCAAAATGCGGATTGTTTATCGTCAGCTTCACATTCATCCCCGGCGCTGACGGATCGTATGCAAACGGCGAATCCGCCTATCAACTGAGCAACGGCCAAATGAAAACATTTCTTCAGGTCTTAGCTCTCGCCTAACCACTCACCGGAGGTTCGATCCCTCCGCAATAAAAAAACAACATGACAAAAAAAGAACTACTCCTCCGCGACATTGCGGACATCGAACGCGCGTATGATCGCCTCGCTGAGGCCGCAGAACTTGCCCGCAAGGCCAGCATCTTGGACTTTGACGGCGAGTTTCTGGACTCCAACAAATGCCTGATTTGGGATCTCGTAAACGTAATTGACCCAAGCGAATGCCTTGCGGATTATCTGCGATACCGAAACTCAACGCCGGACTATGTGGCCGACGCAATCCTTGCTTGGAGGGCTAAAAATGAGTCCTGAAGCACAACGCTCAAAAGCATTTCTTCGCACAATCGGAAAATAAACAAATGACAATTGAACAACTAACCGCAGACCTGGCAGCATCACGCGCCATGGTAATAGCCCTCCAACTCAAGCTGACCCATGCGCTCGAAAAGATCGCTGAATTATCGAAACGATGAACTACGACGAATTTATTGAACAGAAAAGCCGAAAGGCTATGGCATACGGATTTGAGCCGTATGAAATCACTGCGCCATTATTCGACTGGCAAAAACATGTCGCTTCATGGGCAGTGCGTAAAGGCCGTGCAGCATTGTTTGAGGAATGCGGACTAGGCAAAACCTTGCAACAGCTTGAGTGGGCATCTCAGATCGCAAGATATACCGGAAAGCCGGTCATCGTTTTGACTCCCCTTTCGGTGGCAAATCAAACTCAGCGCGAAGCTGTGAAATTTGGATACACGGCAAAAGTTGTCGCTGAAGAATCAGAAATTGACGGAGCAGGAATTTATATCACTAACTACGACAAGCTAGATCATTTTGATAATGTTGATTTCGGTGGCGTCGTTTTGGATGAATCGTCAATACTGAAAAACTTTAAGGGATCGACAAGAATCGCGCTCACGAAACGATTTGAGTCAACTCAATTTCGCCTTTGTTGCACAGCTACTCCATCCCCCAATGATTATACCGAGTTTGGACAGCATGCTGATTTCCTTGGGATTTGTTCGCCTAGCCAAATGCTGGCGACGTATTTCATCAACGATACATTCAACACTGGAGATTGGAGGCTTAAGAAACACGCCGAAAACGTATTCTGGGAATGGGTTAGCTCATGGGCGGCATGCATCTCAAAGCCATCTGATATTGGATTTGATGATGATGGATACAATCTGCCCTCGCTTAATCTGAAAACTATTATCGTCGATGTGGACGAAGTGAGCGGAAGAAAAGAAGGCGAGCTTATCCGGTTCGCAGACTTATCTGCGACAACTATGCATTCAGAATTACGCATGACGGCGCAAGATCGGGTAAACGCAGTGGCAGACCTAGCCAACAACTCTGACGAGTCATGGTTGGTATGGTGCAATACCAACACTGAAAGTGAGATGCTCACAAAAGCCATTTCAGATGCGGTGGAAGTTCGAGGAAGTCACACTCCGAAATATAAAGAGAAAGCTATTAGTGATTTCCTTGACGGCACAAAGAGAGTTATTATTTCAAAAGCAGGGATGATGGGGTATGGTTTGAATTTTCAGCATTGCCGAAACGTGGCATTTGTGGGGCTATCATACTCATTTGAGGATTTCTACCAAGCTCTCCGAAGATCATACCGCTTTGGACAAAAGCGCGAGGTTAACGCATTTGTGATCCACGCCACTACCGAAGGGCCGATTATGAAAACGATCAAAAGAAAAATGAAACAGCACGAGGAAATGCAGCAACAAATGAAAATTGCAGCTGAATGCTTCAAGGATTCCGAAACAAAAAGAATGACCATGAAAACAGAAATTGATAAAAAAGAAAACGACAACTGGACACTATACCACGGCGATTGCGTTCGCGTTGCTAGAGAAATTGAAGATCACTCAATCGACTTTTCAGTGTTCTCACCGCCATTTGCTGATCTATTCACATACAGCAACGATTTGCAGGATATGGGCAACTGCGAAGGGCTAGACGACTTCACAAAGCATTTCGAGATTCTAATCGCGGAGATGAAACGGATCATGGTTCCTGGCCGCGAGGTGGCTGTCCATTGCGTCGATTTGCTATCCACTAAATGGAAAACCGGAGCGATTCAGTTCCAAGATTTCAGCGGCGAAATCATTCGTGCATTTTGGCGTCACGGATTCCTTTTCCATTCCAGAATTTGCATTTGGAAAAATCCAGTCACCGAGATGCAACGCACCAAGGCGCATGGATTGCTCCACGCTACGCTCAAAAAGGATAGCTCAGACTCACGGGTTGGATGCGCTGACTATTTGCTAGTTTTCAAAGCGCCGGGCAAAAATCCAAAACCTATCACCAAGGACGCTACACAGTTTCCAGTCTCATGGTGGCAAGAGGTGGCTAGCCCAGTCTGGATGACGATTGACCAAGGCAACGTCTTGAATAAATCCGGCGCACGAGATCACCAAGATGAGAAACATATCTGCCCGCTGCAACTAGACGTAATCGAGCGAGCAATCACGCTATGGAGCAATCCCGGCGATTTGGTTTACTCGCCATTCACGGGCATTGGCAGCGAGGGGGTTGGCGCATTGCGCCTTGGCCGTCAGTTTATCGGAAGCGAACTAAAGGAGTCGTATTTCCAACAAGCCTGCGGGAATCTTAATAACGCGACTGCACAGCAAGAAATGAGATTGTTTTGACTTATGAAAACCATCTGCCAACACAACCGACCCAGCGACATCTGCGGAGTCTGCAATCCGATTCTGAGCAAGCCGCTTTCAATCGGGATGCGCGAATGCTATGCCGCATTCATGGCGCTATATCCGTGGAGGCAAACCAACTTGCCAACATACGAATCATGGATCATCTCCGATGATGATGACGCGAGGAAATTTCGGCAGGGCTGGGCCGCTAGGGCGAGCGGGCCTTGGGGAGATCGCTGAAATGATTGTTTGCATGATCCGAGAATTGAGATAAACTGACGCCGCCTGAGCACGGAGTGAAGTCCGCAGGCACTACATTAATGCAATCCCCACAAGTATTCCCGCCTCTCTCTTATCTGCCAGTGCATTACTGGACTTCACCGGATAAGAGGAAGGCGGGAGTTTTTGTTTTTATGGAACGTAAACCAATTGGAAAAAGACTGAGATTTGAAATCTTCGCAAGAGACGGATTCACCTGCCGCTATTGTGGCCGGCAATCAGACACTGTGATTTTGCACATCGACCACATCCATCCTGTTTGTCAGGGAGGAACAAATGATCCAAGCAATCTCATCACCTCATGCGTTGATTGCAACCTTGGAAAAGCAGGTAAGAAAATAGACCAGCATGTCCCATCTGAATCATCAAGATTGAGTATGGCGCAGGATTTAAGAGAACAGGCGCAGCTTGCTAGCCTAGCTATTGATGCTGCAAAGGCAACTACCCAGAAACGAGCAATGATGATCGCTTTTTGGAACGAGCAGACCGGGCGCGAGCTTTACGACAAGACGACGATCCAGACAATTTTTTCCTACGTCCAAGAATACGGAGAATCTGTTGTTTACGGATGGATTGAAAAAGCCGCATTCAATTGCCCGACCGATACACGGATGGGGAAATACATTAGCGGAATTCGCAGAGCGGTGAAAGCAGAAACCCAAGACGACGCATGAAACGACCATCATTTCAGTTTTACCCATCCGATTGGCTACGCGACACCGGGCTAAGAACATGCTCTGTTGGAGCAAGAGGATTATGGATGGACATGATTTGCTTCATGCACGAGGGAACGCCTTACGGAGTTTTGAAGGTTGGTAGCAAGGTTATCCTTTCATCCAACCTTGCATCAATGGTAGGGGCAACCTTGCAAGATGTTGAAGGATGGCTTGAGGAGCTTGAATCCGTTCACGTTTTTGATCGTGACGAAAACGGAGCGATTATGAGCAGAAGGATGATTCGTGATGAAAACACCCGTGAATTAAGGGCTGCAGGCGGAAAGCTGGGCGGAAATCCAGTATTAAAACAAGGCAAGGTTAACCTTCATCCCAACCTTAAGGATAACCTAAAAAGCGAAACCAAGGTTAAGCAAAATCCAACCCCTTCATCTTCATCTGCATCTTCGTTTTCATCTTCATCTACATCTACTATTTCATCTACCCAAGAAAAGAACTCATCCGCTGACGCAGACGAGAGCGATTTTTTCTCTCAACCTGAAATCACTCCAAAGAAAGAAACCGTCTCCCCCGAAGGAACAACCTTTGCCCACTGGTTTAGAGATACGCTCCCAGAAAAGACCAACATGCCTGACAGGTGGGAAAAATCATTCGCGCAGACCTACGACGACCTTGTGCGCCTAGATGGACGAGATGGCGCCGAGATCCGCCGAGTCTGCCAGTGGGCGAGGAATGACAGCTTCTGGTGCAGCAATTTCCAATCCCCGGCGAAACTGCGGAAGCGGAACAAAGACGGTATCCAATACTACGACGTATTTTTGGAAAAAGCACACCAGGTCAAACGATCGGTTCAAAAAGGCACGATTGAAAACATTCAGCTCAAAATCCTCAACGGACCAGATAAAAACGTTTGAAACAGACTAACGAAATTATGAAAAACGAAATGACCAAAATACCAACACCGGAAACTGACATCTTTTTCCGCTACAGTGTCCGCACTGACCATGGCTGGCGGGCGCATTCCGAAGACCTTGAACGCCGACTGACCATTGCGCGTGAGGGCCTGCAAGCATCAGTCGATGCCGGCGGGAGTTTTGGCGACCTAATATCCGCGCGGCGCAAAGCCGAAGAAACATTAAAACTAACCGCACCGAAACCATGAGCATTAAAATCACATTTGACCCACCAGTCTACAACGGATGGAAACTCGAGCACTATCCAAACAACGAGAAGCCATTCTGCGCCCGCAAAGGGCATGATTTTGCGTCAGCCGAGACATTGTCTGCACTGCAAGGCGAAATCCACCGGGCAGAGTCGGAGCTTCTCCACTTCGATCCACCGATCAAAGCAATGTGGAAGCACAATTCCCCGGTCGCATGGATCCCTGTCGAATTCCATGCCATGCGCGATGGAAAGATATTCTTCCGCGACGAGCGCGGCGAGGCACACTCGGAATACCTTAGCAACCTCTCAAGCTCGCATGTCAGCGATAGGTTCCGACTCATCAACGACGAGTATCCTGCGCTGGCAAAACAGGTGGATGCTGCGGTCAAAGCCAATCAAAAGGCATACGACAAGGTGGTGGCGCTCAAGCGCCGATTTGCCAAGGTTACGCCGGAGCTGTTTGAAAGCGCAAAGGTCGTTGCTGGGAAGGAGATCGCATGAGCGACGAATCACTGATGCCGGAACGGGATGCCTTGTGGGCAAAACACGATGGCTTAACACCTAAACTTGCCGCCGAAATGCTGGCATTTGCTGGAAAGATGGAGATGGAGCGCAACGTATGGAAGCACGACGCAGGGAAACTGCGCGACGAACTTGAAAAAGCGGACGAGGCACTCGAGGCAAATATCTCTACTTTCATCGATCTTAGAGAGGCAGCAATAACGCTACTCAAAGAACGCGACAATGCCCTTTCTGATTTTCGGCAAGCCGATACGGATTCCATCCGCGCATTGCACGAACGCAACACCGCGCGAATCCAACGCGACGATGCCGAGGACCAACTCGCCAACGAACGAGCAATCTCAGACCAACTCGCTGCCATCGTGCAGAGAAGTCGAGATGGGCATGGCGGCATGCTGACAGACCCAGAATGTTTCTGCGAGGACTGCGAACACCTTCGGGTGCTCGATGCCGCACTCAATAGGTGGAAGGAGTCGCGCAAGTGAACGTAATACCAACCCCGAAATTATGAACACACTACCCAACGACATCGCCCGCTGCAACGGCGACTGGCACGAGGACGGCGAAGACAGCGCATGGCGCGAGGGATGTGAAACATGCCTACGTCGAACCGCGCCAAGGCCCGAACATGTCTGGATGATTGCGCCACCGCCTATCATCGCATTTGAATGTGAATATCTAATCGAACCGACACCATGACCGAAACAACATCCGACGGATGGGGCGCGAGATACATCGTGCCGATCCAAAACACTAGCCAGCGATGGGCGCAGGCTTACAACCAAGCATCCGGCATCGTGGCTAAAAACGGCGTTGTCATTATCGTGGGCGACCGAGGCCGTGGCAAGACACGCATTGCCGCCGAGATTTCCCGCGACGGTAATTTTCCCAATGACCTTGCGAGCCGCGACAAAACCTCAT